AACCCGGTGAATTTAGAGACATTGATACAACAGGTGGCTCTTTACGAGAAAACTTAATACCTTTACCTATTAAAGAACCAAGCAATGTTCTTATGCAACTACTTGGTTTATTAGTAGATTCAGGCAAAAGATTTGCCTCTATTGGTGATATGAATGTTGGTGATATGAACCAAGCTATGCCTGTAGGAACCACAGTAGCGTTATTAGAGCGTGGAACTAAGGTTATGAGTGCTATCCATAAAAGATTGCATTATGCACAGAAACTAGAATTTAATCTTTTAGCCAAAGTCTTTGCAGAATATTTACCACCTGAATACCCATACGACACTGGTTCAGGATCAAGAGAAATAAAGATTACTGATTTTGACAATCGCATAGACATAGTACCTGTCTCTGATCCAAACATATTTTCACAAAGCCAAAGAATTACGATGGCACAAGAATTGTTACAAATGGTTCAATCAAACCCTGAGATACATGGACCTACAGGTATTTATGAAGCCTATTACAGAATGTACAGTGCTTTAGGTGTTGATAATGTAGATGCGTTGTTACAACCACCTGCTGATAACACACCTAAACCTATAGATGCAGGTTTAGAAAATAGTGGATTATTACTTGGTCAACCTGCACAAGCGTTTGCAGAACAAAATCATGAAGCTCATGTACAAGCTCATCAAAGTTTATTTTTAACTCAAGTGGTTAAAGAGAACCCACAATTGCAATCATTAATTATTAGCCATGTTATGCAACATTTACAATTCTTTGCATCTCAAATAGCTGAACAGCAAATGCCACCTGAAATGCAAGAACAAATTGCACAGGTTCAAGCACAAATGCAACAAGTTACGCCTGAAGAAGCACAGCAAATACAATTACAGATTCAAATGATGTTAGATCAAATGAGCTCACCTATTTTAGCAGAACTAACTAATGAGTTTATGCAATCTATTAGTCAAAACAATCAAGGCGATCCACTGGTAGAAATTAGACAACAAGAATTAGCACTAAAAGATAAAGAGTTAGACATAGATCAAGAACAATTCGATTCTAAACAACAATTACAATCTCAAGCCAATGTGCTTGACAATCAAATGCAACAACAACGCCTAGACATGCAAAAAACTATCGCTGATGATAAACTCCAATTAGCAGTAGAAAGGATGCAACAACAAGCAGAGTTGAAACTTATGGAGTTACAATCAAAATTAAGAGGAAATTAATATGACAACATCTTATATAAAAGACAAAATAAAAGATTTGCAAGCTCAAAAAAAAATTGACAGAGCAAACGAAGAAGCTGAAAGGTTGGCTAAAGAAAAATTACTAGCAGAAAGAAAAAAACTTTCTGATGAAAGAATTGCTAAAAAACAAATGGCAATTGATATGGGTGAAGTTTTTGTTAATGTTGAACCTGTTGTAGTTAAAGAAGTAGTAGCAGAAAAAATAACAGAAGAAGTAAAGCCTGTTGTAAAAAAAGCTGTTAAAAAATCTAAGCCTGTAGCTAAAAAAACTGTCAAAGCAGTAAAAAAAGTTACAAAAATTACAAAATCCAAAAAATCTAAATAGGAGAATATTATGCCAAAAGTAGGTGGAAAACATTACGATTACAGCCCAAAAGGTATAGCTATGGCTAAAAACTCTGCCAAGAAAAAAGGCGTAAAAGTTCAATATAAAAGTTATGGTGGCACTGTCAAAATGGAAAAAGGTGGTGGAGTTAAGGTTATGAAATGCAGAGGTGGTGGAGCGGCTACTCAAGGTCTTGATTACAAAATGAGAGATTAGTGGATTTACAATTTCTTGAAAAACTACAAAAAGAAATAGATTCTAAGATAGAAGCTATTAGTGAGACTTATATGGGTGGTGGTTTAAATGACATGGAACACCATAAATACTTGCAAGGACAACTAGAAGCGTTGTACTATATACAAGATTTTATAAAAAATTACTTTAAGGTACACAATGACTAAAAAAACAGTAGAATTATCTTCAGCTTATGTAGAACCTGATGAGGTTGTTTTAGACCCAAGCAAGCTAGATGATTCTATTTTAGAGCGTATGCCTCAACCTACAGGTTGGAAAATCTTAGTTCTTCCTTATCGTGGTAAGGGAGTAACAAAGGGAGGAATCCTTCTCACAAAAGACTCACAAGATAAAGAACAACTGGCAACAGTTGTCGCTTATGTAGTCAAATGTGGTCCTCTTTGCTATAGTGGAGAAAAATATGGAGCACCATGGTGTCACGAGAAACAATGGGTATTGATTGGTCGTTATTCAGGTGCTAGGTTTAAATTAGATGATGGTGAAGAAGTAAGAATTATTAACGATGACGAAGTAATTGCTACAATTTCTAATCCTGATGATATAGTGAGTTTATAAATGATAGAAAATAATGCAGAACAAGTTGAATCCCAAGAACTAGATATACAAATAGTTGAAGAACCTATTAGTGATGGAGTCGTTCAATCTGATGATGAATTAGATGAATATACAAAAGGCGTTTCTAAAAGAGTTAATAAACTAACCCAACGAGCAAAAGAAGCTGAACAAAGAGCACAGTATCTCGAACAAGTAGCATCTCAAAAAGATGCAGAGATCAATGCTTTGCGTACTCATTCCAATGAACTTGGTAACAATGTATTGCTTGCAGAAGAGCAATCAGTTAATGCCAAAGAACAACAAGCCAATGAATTGTACAAAAAAGCTGTTGAATCAGGTGATGCAGAACTTATGTCTAAGGCAGACACTCTTAAAAGTGATCTTTCTATACAAAAAGAAAAATTACGCATGGCTAAAAACAGAAGACAAGAGCCACAACAAGCACAGCCAGTGCAACAAGTCCAACAACCACAACAACAAGCTGATCCACAGCCTACAAGAGAGGCTTTAGATTGGGCAAGTAAAAATACTTGGTATGGAGATCAATCCAAACAAGAAAGTGTTGAAGCAACCCAGTTTGCGTATTTTACTCATTTTAATTTAGTCAACGAGGGTTACGAAGCTGACTCTGATGATTATTATAATGAGTTAAACAAAAGAGTTTTTAAAGTTTATCCTACATTGGATAATAATGAAAAAGCCGAAGCAAAAGATGATAGACCCTCTGTGCAAAGAGTCGCATCTGCTTCCGTAGGAAGTCGGCAAAAAACACAAGCTAAGAAAAAAGGCGTGACTTTTTCTAAGTCCGAAGTAGATCGCCTCAGAGGGTTAAAACCTTACAACATGTCAGAAGATGACTGGTTGAAAAGAGTAGCCCAAGAGAAACAAAAAATTTCACAAAGAGAGGTAATCTAATGAAAGACGATAAGAAACTGGATATGACTAGAAATGTTCGTGATTCCGAGACACACGATAAAGAAGCTCGTAGAAAACCATGGCGACCAGTCAGAAAACTTGAAACTCCTCCACCACCTGAAGGCTATGAATACAGGTGGATTAGAGAAGCAACTTTAGGTCAAGAAGATGCAAATAACATGAGTTATAGACTGAGGGAAGGTTGGGAACTTGTACAAGGTTCTGAGCTACCTGAAGGTTGGCATTTTCCTACTATCGAACAAGGTAGGATGGCAGGCGTAATACACAACGAAGGACTCGTTTTAGCAAAAATGCCCATAGAGACTGTTAAAGAAAGAAGAGAACACTATGAAAGTAGAACTCGTCAAGCTAATGAAGCGTTAGACAATACTATGTTTAATGATTCAGGCAAAGACAATCGCTATGTTAAGTATGATTCTAAACGAGAATCTCAGGTTACTTTTGGATCAAAAAAGTAATCAAATAACAGGAAACTAAATTATGGCAAATAAAAATGCTCCATTTGGACTAAAACCTGTTCGTATGATGAGTGGTGCACCTTATTCAGGTGGACAATCAAGATACAGAATCGCTAGTGGTGCGACTACCCCAATTTTCCAAGGCGACTTGGTTACACAGCTTACAGCAGGTGTATTGGGCAGACATGCCGCTACTGGAACTGTACCCATCGTAGGAGTTTTTAATGGCGTGAGCTTTACAAACTCTGAAGGCGAACAGATTTTTAGTAATCATTACGCAGGAAGTATTACTTCCTCTGATATAATCGCTAATGTGATAGATCATCCTAATGTTGTTTTCGAAGTACAATGTAACGCAGCTTTTCCAGTTGCAGACATCTTCGGAAATTTCGACATTGTTGATGGATCACCTGTAGGCGATACTAAGTCTGGAAGATCAAATACTGAATGTGCAGTTAGTACTGGTGCAGCCACTGCTACACTACCACTGAAAGTGTTAGATATCTCTCAAGACCCTGATAACTCGGATGTAGGTTCGACTGACACCAATGTTCTATGTGTGATTCAAAATCATATATGTGGACAGAAAGGTGCAGGTTTAGCATAAGGATATAAATTATGGCAATTTCAAGAGCACAATTAGCGAAGGAACTGGAACCCGGTTTAAACAGTTTATTTGGACTTGAGTACGATCAGTACCAACAAGAATATACTGAAATTTTTTCAATCGAAGACTCTCAAAAGGCTTTCGAAGAAGAAGTATTAATTATGGGCTTTGGTTCAGCACCAACTAAGTCTGAAGGTCAAGGAGTTGTTTTCGACAATTCTTCTGAAAGTTATACAGCAAGATATACGCATGACACGATTGCGTTAGCTTTTGCATTAACAGAAGAAGCAGTTGAAGATAACCTTTACGATTCTTTAGGAAAAAGATATACAAAAGCACTAGCACGATCAATGGCTAACACCAAAGAAGTGAAAGGTGCCAATGTACTTAATAACGCATTTTCTACCAGTTTTACTGGTGGTGATGGACAACCTTTAATCGCAACTGCTCACCCCCTCGCAGGTGGTGGAACAGCAGCGAATAGAGCTACATCCATGGCTGACCTCAATGAAACTTCATTGGAAGATGCACTTATTGATATCTCAACATTTACAGACGATAGAGGTCTAACAATCTCTGTTAATGCTTCAAAACTTGTGGTTCCACCACAATTAGTTTTTGTTGCTGACAGAATATTGAACAGCACTCTAAGATCAGGTACAGCAGATAATGATGTAAACGCTATCAAAAACACAGGTGTGTTACCCGGTGGCTATACAGTTAATCATTATTTAACTGATCCTGATGCTTTCTTCTTGCTTACATCTGTTACAGATCAAGGCGAGGGTCTAAAAATGTTCCAAAGAACTGGCATGGAGACTAACATGGAACCTGATTTCTCTACTGGTAACATTCGTTACAAAGCTAGAGAAAGATACAGCTTCGGTTTTTCAAACTGGCGTGGTATCTATGGTTCAGCAGGAGCTTAATTGAACGATTCGTAATAGCGTTTATTACTCAACTATTACTTAAAGGGCTCGAAAGAGCCCTTTTTTTTGGTCTAAAATAAATGAAATAAAGTGTGTAAATAGTTGTACATTTGTCTAAATTTGTGTATATTAAGTATATGGAAAGTTTATTTAATAATAAAAAAGGAGAAAAAATGAGATCATTAAAACATTTAAAAAATTATACACCTGAGTGGGATGAGGTTATGAACCTTGAGTTAGAGGTTGTAGCCAATGCTTACAATTACGAAGATGGTGAAAAGTCTGCATATCCAAAGCCTATGTACAGCATCAAACTTCCTAATGACATGACAGGCATGGAGTTGTATCAATCAATGGATGGTGACCAACCTATGTACCCTGCTACTAGCTACTTAAATATGTTAGAAGAATATGACCTTTATCATGACGATGGTTTAGCTGACTATCCTCGACATGATAATACCAAGCGTATCTTTTATAATAATTTTGAGAAAGCACATGCTTCTGTTTACTTCTTAAAAAAGCATTATGAATTTCTAAAAGAACAGGAGGTAGCGTAATGTCAAAGAGTAGAGAACAATTAAGGATAGCAATGGGTGAGGGTACCAAGATGTTTACTCTTAGAGCTTTCTATAAATATATGGATGGTTGGGGTAACATGCACGAGTCAAGCTACCATATACAAAACTTAAGCATTGACCCTGCTAAGGCTCAAAAAAAAGCTAGAGCTTATGCCAATAAAACCAACATGCCTTTAGTAGACACATCATGGGTTTTTGATGCCAATACATTAGACATTGAAAGAAAGAGCAAAGAGGAGCTTGCACTTCTT